CTCATTGCGCACCTCCCGGCGTCTCGGCCAGTGCGGCGGCCATCCGCTTCTGGATCCGCTTGACGCGCAGCGACCATGCGCGCAGCCCCGTCGCCGCGCGCTTCGCCCGCGTGCGCCACGCGCGCTCGCCGGCCTCGGCGTGCGCGAGCAGCCGTTCGAGCTTCTCGACCTTGGAGAGCTTCGGCTCCGCGGGCTTGGGTTCGAGCGGCATGCCGTCCGCCCATTCGACCGTCTCGCGCCACTCGGGGTGGCGGAACCCGAGGTTCTTCGAGCGGCGCATCCAGCGTTCGCCCTTCGCGCCGGCGTTGTGCGACAGTTCGTGCTTGAGGATCTGCGCGAGCGATCGCTTGTCGATGTTCTGCTTCGGGATCCGGATCCGGCTCCATCCGCCGCCGACGCTCGCGAGCCCGGACACTCCCGCGCGCCGGCTCGTGACGAACGTCACCTTGAGCTTCTTCCCTTGGATGTGATCGCCGAACACCTCGGCCCGCGCCGCCACGACGAACGCGCGCAGGTGATCGGTGTTCCAGCGTGTGCGATTGACGATCGTGAGACTCGCACGGCCCATGTCATTCCTCCTTGCCGCGGCGCCGGCCGAAGCCGGCGCCGCCATCGAGTGTCAGTAGCCGAGCCGCTTGAGGTCGGCGTTGATCGTGCGGCCGAGCACGCGGCAGTCCGAGGTGATGTAGCTGTGACCGTTGACGTCGCGCGCGATCCGCGGATTCGTGAACACGACCTGAGCCTTGATCGCGCGCACGAGCCGATCGGCGAGCTTGTCGTGATTCAGCTTCAGGCCGAAGCCGCCGGTGCTCGGGCGATCCAGCTTGAAGTCCCCGACGCTCCACGTCACCTCGACGCGAAGGTACATGCCGAGTTCGCTGTCCATCGTGGGAGTCACCGTCGCGCTCGCCTGCGGGATCGCGTTCAACATCTCGTTCCTCCTTGCCTCGGCCGGCCCCATTGCCGACCTGCAAGCATTATCGGCCATCGACCAGCCGAGTGCAAGCACTATTTTCGCCGCTGTTTCCGCGGCTCCCGCTGGCCTCAGTCGATGAGCGCGCTCGACATGACTCCCACGATGAGGCACGCCAGAGCGAATGCGATCCAGAGCACCGCGAGCCCGATCGTTCGCATGATCCTCATTGCGCATCCTCCAGTCTCTGTGCCGGCCCGGTGAGATCCATCCTCCCGCCGGCAGCGCGTCCCTCGATGCGACCGACGATATCGGTCTGAGCGAACTCCTGCGTCACCTCGCGCACCTTGATCCCCTCGCGTGATCGCGTCCATCGCTCGGCGAGTTGCTGCGATGCAATGCGCGTGATCGCCGTCTCGACGCGCATGAGCGCCGCGGGATTCTCGGCAGCGGCGCGCGCCTTCTCGAACGCGAGCCGCTGAGAGTCGAGCAGCCGCATGACGATCAGTTCCGCCATGCCATAGCGGAAGCTCTCCGCATAGCGCAGCCCGCGGCCGACCGACTTCGCCCGGGAGATCATTGCGATCTCGCGCGAGAGCCAGCCGCAGAGCGCGCGCACGGCTTCGATCGCCGCCCGCCGTCCGCTCAACTCATAGCTGCGGCCCTTGCCGCGCCGGCCGATGAACGACGCGCATCCGTTCAACTGCGCGACCCCGGAGATCAGATGCTGCTTCCAGAGCGTGCCCTTGCCCTCGGTCGCGATCCAGCCGTCGCGAGCGTCGAGCGTCGTCGTCATCTCATCGGAGTCGCCGGCCTCGCATTCCTCGCGCGTCAGTTCCCATGCATCGAGCACGGCCTGAGCGCGCGACGCCGCCGCGGCGGCCTCATGTGGCGTGCCGCCCCGGGCCGCGAGCGCGAGCAGCAGCCGCACCTTGCGCATCGCCTCGGATCTGGTCGTCATCGCGGCACCGGCCGCTGCTCGTGCCACTTGCGATCGGCCTCGATGCACTCGGCGCAGAGCGCCACGGTGTCGAGGGTGTCGGCCGTGACCGCGATCCGCTCGCAGTGCTCGCGGCGGCAGATCATCGGCGTCCCCTCGGGAAGCACCTGCTGGATCTTGTACGTGCGGCACTCGATGCGCTTGCCCGTGGGGTGCGTGTAGCCGAAGTCCACCGGCATCGCGACGAATCCCGGGAGCAGCGCGAACGTCGTCGGCAGGCCCTCGACCAGTCGGTGCGCGATCGCGTGCGCGTAACCGAAGTTCAGCGTGCGCTTGATCATCTGGCCGAGGTTCTCGTTGACCTTGCTGCCGTAGGCGACACCGCCAAAGTGCGACGTCCAGTTCGACGCGGTGACCGGCCCCTCGACGGCGTAGACGAGCGAAGCGTCCTCGACCTCGCCGTTCTTGCCGACGACGCCGAACACGGCGACGGTGCCGGCCGGCTGCTCGATCTCATCGAACCACGCGGCGAACGACGATTCGAGGCGGATGCGCGTCGGGTTCTCGAAGGTCAACGTGCCGATCTGCGTCGTCTGCTTGTTCATCTGACCCCTCCTCGCCTGAGTGAGCTACCGAACCGCTGTGAGAGGATCATCCGGGGGCTGCCGGACCGGCCGACCGGGCGCGGATCTCGGCGGCCTGCCCGACCGCCCACTCGAAGAAGGCCACGGCCGCGGCGTTGCTCCCCGGGAGCCGCGGGCTTCCACCGTAGCGGGCCGTCCATGCCCGGCGCTCGACGATGAACTGCTCGCCGCCCTCAAGGATCTCCCGGACCTTGCGCGCGCACTGCTGCGCAGCGTCGCCCCACATGCTGTTATCGCGACAGCGGTGAGCGTGCGAGCATTCCCACACGAGCCGCTTGCCGTCGCGCAGCGCGCCGTGCCAGCAGCCTTCGCCGCCCGTGTACGAGACGCGCAGGCTAGTCATGGCGCCGCTCGCATGCCAGATCGAACTGGTCGGGGCCGTCGTTGAGTTGCATCGGGCGGAGCGTGACCTCGCGCGGATCGAGCGCCTCGCACTCGGCGCGCGTGCCGTACCAGTAGCCGACGCGCTCAGTAGCCTCGTCGAATATGATGGCGTGCCAGCCACCGGCGTTGATCCCGAGTTCCTTGCTCAGTGCCATGACGTCACTCCTTCCCGCAGTTGTAGCAGTTGCCGGAGACATGCGCCGAGAGGATCTCGTGCGCCGGCGTGAACTGCGCGCAGCAGTTGCAGAGCATCCCGTTCACCGTCTCGACGAAGTTCGTCGTCGGCGCGCAAGCGGCGTGCGTGTGCGTGATGCCCGAGATCACATCCTCGAATGCCGCGAGGCTGCCCGCTCCGATGAACAGCCCGTCGCACTTGCACCGCCCGCCCGCGTTCGCATTCTTCATCTCGTTCCTCCTTGCCCCGGCCGGCCCCGTGCCGACCTGAGAAGATTATCGGCCAGCCGGGGCCCGATATGCAAGTGCTATTTTCGGGGGCCGGGGACCGGGCCCCCGCCCGTCACCCGAAGATCTTCAGATGGAGCCTCCGGCGGCGCGAGGCGTCCGTCTCCTGCCCGCGGAACACGACCCGCGTCCGGAACAGCCCGACCGTCTCGCGGTGCTCCCGGGCATCAGCCTCGGCCTCGGTCGCGAAGCTCCCGATCGTGCGCCACGGCGACCAGCGCGTGCCCGTGCCGCCGCGCCGGTAGGGGTTCCGGTAGAGTCCCGCGTGATCCGATCGCTGGACGAGATACAGCGGCCCCCGGCTCACGACTCGGCCCCCCGGCGCGGCGGCTTCTGCGGCACGATCCCGGCGGCATGGAGCGCCGCCCACTCGTCCAGCACGAGCGCCTCGGCAGCCTCGAACGCATCGTCGGATTCGTTCGGTGAAAGGTCGCGAGCCTCGTCAGGGCTCGCCCATCCCGCCGAGCCTGACCGCGAGCGAGACGGCGATCGCCGCGAGCACAGCCTTCGGCATGCGCTCGTAGTCGGTGAGCGCGCCCATGTACCCATTCCGGAGCTTGCTCACTTCGCACCCCCTTCGGTGAGCGGGTACTTCGTGCGCAGCATCTCGGCCTCGATCTCCGGCGCGCGCTTGCGCATGAACGCGAGCCGCGCCTCGGCGTCGGCCGCGGTGATCGTTGACTCATCGCCGAACTTCGCGAGCATCTCGGCGTGCGCCTGCTCGCCGGCCTCACGGCGAACGACCGCGAACGCGCCGGTCTTGGCGAGCTTCAGCATGTCGATCGCGCGCGACGCCGCCGACTTCAGCATCTGGCGCCGGAGATCGACGTTCCAGCGCACGACGCAGTTCCTCGTCTCCGAGATGAGGCGCCGCAGGTAAGCCTCCTGCGCTGCTGTCGCGTAGATCCATTCGTTCCGCTTCATCGCCCCGTTCCTCCTTGCCTGCTGCCTCGCCGGCCGCGGGCGCCCGGTCTATCCGGGCGCCCGGCCTGCGCTACCACTTCGAGGTGATGCTCTCGCGGTTGTAGAACCCGATCACGTACACATGACGCCGGCCACCATTGCGACCGTCGCGGGATTCGAGCGTGTAGCCGTTCACTTCGTATTCGCCCGCGGCGTTGAGGAATGCATGCACCCAAGCGGCGTGAACCTTCTTGCCGGTGCGATAGCGGACATTCGCGAGCACCTCGACGTAGCCGCGGCCGTCGCTCGTCGCGCCGAACCAGCACACCTTGACCGTCTTGCGCTCGGTGCGCGAGTCGAGCCGCAGCGTGATCTCGATCGTCGTGTCGGCCGCGGCCGCCGGCGGGGTGTGCCGCTCCGGCCTCGCGTCGCAATCTGAGCGGTGAATCTGCACGCTGCCGCAGCGGCACGTCGCGTTGGCCTTCGTCGTCTCGTTCATCTCGTTCCTCCTTGCTCGGGTTCGCTGCCTGACTGCTGTGTAAGGATCATCGGCCATCCGGGGCCCGTGTGCAAGTGCTATTTTTCGCGATCGCGAGCAGGTGAGAACCGGCTCCCGGGAGAGCCCCCCGGCCCCGGGGCGCCCCCCTCGGGATCCGCCGGCAGGCCGCCGTAGAGCCCCGGGCTTGGGCTCCCGGCCGGGCCCGAGGCTCCCCGGCCCCGGAAACGGCGCCGGCCCGGGCTGGAACGCTCCCGGGCCGGCTCTCCGCTCCGCTTCGCTCAGTTGGCCGCGGCGAACTCCCGGTTGAAGAGCCCGGTCAGGCCGAGCGTCCCGCTCATCTGCGTCGCCGGGCTCGCGCCCTTCGCGATCTCGGTGAAAGCGTTGAACAGCGACCATGCCGTGCGCTGCTCGAACTCGACGTGCGACGGCTTGTACCACTCATCCAGCACGCGCGGCAGGCTCGTCACCCTGACGATGCCGGCGCGGAGCGCGAGGCATGCGACGTCATGCGCACGCGAGTCGCTCACCGGGGCGGCCTTGAAGCGATCGACCTGAGCCGTCATCTCGGCCTTGAAGCCGACCATCTGGCCGACGAGTTCCTCGACCATGGCCGGCAGATCCCGATCGACCGTGCCGACGTGACGGTGCTTGAACCGGAACTGCCCGTGCATCGCGAGGTTGTCGCAGACGAACACGTTCGTTCCGCCGCAGCCGTCCACCGTCATGCTCTTGTCGTAGGAGTTCCGGAACCCGAGCGCGATCCCCCAATCGGGCTGGCCCGAGCCGTTGACGACGTTCGCGACGCCGAACAGCCGCTTGCCCTCGTTCGCGAGCCCGAGGCGCAGCCGCTCGATCTTCATGCCGTGCAGCGGCACGGTGCGGCGGAACTGCTCGATCAGCCGCGAGTGCGGGATCGGCGTGTACGTCTCGGTGCGCTCCGGCACCGACACCGCGTTCACCTCGGCCTCGCTCGCATCCCATCCGCCCGTGTGCAGCATCATCGTTGCGTTGTCCATCTGAATCCTCCTTGCCGCTCTGCGTTTCGCTCGCCGCCGGTCGATCCGGCGACTTGAAAGGATCATCGGCCATCCGGGGGCCCGTGTGCAAGTGCTTTTTTCGCCCACCCCGGAAATACTTCGGGCCGGGAGCTTTCGCCCCCGGCCCGCGGACCGCGATCCGCTTTCTACTGCGTGACCGTGACGGTCCAGTTCGCCGGGCGATTCGAGAGCGCCTGCTTGAGCAGCGGCGCCGCCTTCGCGAGCGCATCGGCCTCGCATGTCGCCTTGACGACGCGCGACATGAACGATCCGCCATCGGACGTCACGGCCTTGACCGTGAACTCGACCGCGAGATCCTGCTCCTGCTGCGCGCGGCGCTCGGCCTCGCGGTTCCTCTCAAGTTGCTTGAAGAGGATCCACTTCGCGCGGTTCAGGTACTCGCGGATGCTGTTCTTCGGGAGATCGCGTTCGAGCATCTCCTGACAGTCGGAGAGGATCGAGCCGACGAGCATCTCGTTCGAGCCCGCCATGCGGACGTTGAACGACTCGGGGCCGTAGTGCTCCATCATCTCGGCCGGGCTCATCCCGAACATGGTCGCGTAGTTCGTGGCGATCTTCTGCTCGTCCGTCTGCGTCGCCTTCAGGTTCGTCACTTTGATCCTCCTTGCCTCGGGTTCGCTGCCGAACTGCTCTGGAGAGGATCATCGGCCATCCGCCGGCCGTATGCAAGTGCTATTTTCGGCGCCCCCGAGAACCCGGGAACCCGGGCCCTTACCAGCGGGTTACCCACCCGCCCCCGGGCCGGGGCCCCCCGGGGCGGCCCGCCGGGACCGGCGCGGCCGGCGCCGCGGGCTCGACCGTGGCCGGCGCGCTCCAGACGTCGGCCCGGTCGCCGAGCGTCCGGATGAACTGCGGCCCCATGATGTAGAGCGCCCCGAGCGCATAGACCTCCAGATCGAGAGCCTCGTTGCGCTCGCGCTTCTTCACCCACTCGCGCACGGCGCCGCGGCCCTTGACGTACTTGCGCACGGCTTTCTCCGCGGTTAGCTGCGCGAGGAACTCGTCGTCGAGCCAGTCGGCGATCGGCAGGTGCATGTAGCCGGGCGATCCGGGATCCGCCATCTGGAGCCGCGAGAGCACGATCTCCTTGCCGGTATCGACGCACAGCATGAACAGCGGGAGCTTGTAGCGGTTGTGTGTCGTCGGCCGCTCGACGAGCGGCTTGCCCGAGTTGCTCGATCCCTTGATCGCGAGCACGAGCGGCTCGCTGCCCTGACGGCCGACGACGTATTCGTACACCCGCTGAGTATGCGCACCGCCGGTGTCGATCACGACGCGCTCGATGAACAGCTTCCGTCCGCTCTGATGCGTGAGCGGCGCGGCGAGGTATGCGTCGAGCAGCCCCCATGTTTTCGCGCTCGCGGGATCTCCGAAGATCTGGCGGAAGTCGAGCGCCCACGATCGTTCGCCGGCGCCGTAGCCGTTCGTCAGCACTTCGAGGCGATCCCCCTGCACATCGACCGACGTGATGATCACGCCGACGCCGTTCGGCACCTGAGCCGGGTACGTCTCGCAGCGTGAGCGCAGCACATGCGGCTCGATGCTCGTTCCGCTCTCTTCCCACGTCTCGCCGAGCACCGTGTTCACCCACACCTTGAGCTTGAACGGATCGCTCTTGGATTCGAGGAACTCATCGACGCACGCCGCCCATGACTTCCAGCCGAGCGGCGAGTAGAGGCTGGAGAGATGGAAGCCGACCGTCTTGCCGCCGTCCCCGGGAGCGGTCGGGCGCCACTCCCCGCGCGCGAGCATCTCCGTCTTATGCTCTTCGCCGACGAGCCGCTTGCAGCCCGAGCACAGCATGCGCGCCGTCTCTGGATTGCGCTCGACGAAGTGAATCGAGTGATGCTCGCCGTCGTTCCCGTAGTAGCCGCCGAGCGACCACTGGAGCCAATCGAGATGGCCGCAGAACGGGCACGGGATGAAGAACCGCCGCTGATCGCTGCGCTCGAACTCGCGCTCGATCCGGGAGAGCCCGCGCATCGTCGGCGTCGAGCAGAGCAGCGACTTCTTCCGGACGAACGTGCTCATGCGCTTCTCGGCGAGCGATA